TCATGCCGAGAGCTCAAGCCGCGCGAAGGGCCCCGGTCCGTAGCGCGCCGAGAGCTGGGCGACACGGATCTCGTAGAGGCCGCTCAGACCATCGATGTCCGGGTCGTAACTCCAGGCCGGATTGTTCACCATGACTTCGCGCACGAGCGTCTCGCCCTGCATGACGCGCAGGAGATAGCTCTCGGCCTCTTCGCCCAGCGGCACCTCTGGCAGCGACCAGTCGTCGCCGTCGATACGCGTGCGGCGGATCCAGCTCAGCGAGACAGCCGGACCGTCGCCCACGGCCTTCAGGTGCGCCGGACGGTAGGGGCGCAGTCCGTTGCCGTCGAAGGCATGCACCCGGTGGACATAGGACGGATCGTCGTAGGCCCGTTTCGCCGGCCCGATCCGGTAGTGCCGTGCCTGCCGCCGCAGTGCCGCGGCCAGCGCGATCTGTTGTGGCGTCCCGTCGAGCGCCACGACCCAGGACCCGGCGAGCCAGGCCGCCGGCATCACGCCGTCGGTGCCGAACTGGCCGCGCAAGCGGTGGTTCAGCCGCCAGCTTCTCGGGCCGACCAGCTCGGCATCGCGAAACTGGAAGATTTCCCAGTTGCCGGGCGTTCCATCCCCGATCGCCATCAGGTTCGCACCACTCAAGAGCGCCGCGTCCGAAACCGACTCCAGTGCACCGCTTTCCAGCGTCACCTGCAGCGCCGCGCCCCGATCGAACAGCGCCGGGGGCGCGGCATAAAGCGGCGTCTCGGTCCGCCCGACGATCGCCTGCGCCGCGATGATCTCGTTCAGGACATAGTCGGCATCGGTTGCGGAATCGTAAACCGCCACGCTGCCCGGCCAGGGTTCGGCCGTCAGTGCGAGATGCGGCGCATGGGGCACCTCCTCGCCGCTCATGAGCGGCAGATCCATGAAGAGCGGCAGCACCGGCACCGGCGGCGTGAAGGGCCGCAGCGTGGCGGAGGTGTCGGGGAAATCGGCCGGCAGGTAGACGTCGGGCTCGATCCGCACCGCCTCGACCAGTTGGTGCGTACCGATCTCCACCCGGTCCACCCGCGCCAGCACCCGGCCGGCGGCGGCGGGTAGCGAGACCACGTCGCCCGCCGCGATTTCCAGCCGCGATGGCGGCAGCGCGAACCGCAGCGTATCGCGCGCGACGCGGGCCTCGGCCAGCCAGCGCTCGACCGTGAGCCGCCCCTCGCGGCGGGTCAGGGTCATCGGCAGGTCGGTTTCGGCCACGGCATGCGTCTCTTCGTCGGGCAGCACCGTCTCCTCGGCCGCGACCACGTGGTCGCCGTCGGCCTCGACAAAGCGCAGGCGCACCCGGCCCGCCATCTCGGCCTCGCTCGCGCGGGTCTCGACGAGGTCGCCCTCGACCTCCTCGCTCACCGCCAGCATCTCCGGCTCCAGCGGCACCGCTCCGCGACCGCGCCGCATGACAAAGGCCAGCACCCCGTCGCGCTCCACCGCGTCGAAACCATGCGCCAGCATCAGCGGCTGCAGCGCGCGGCGCGCCTCGCCCACGCGGTCCACGACAAAGCCGCGCACCCAACCATGAAGCCCGCTCACATCGTAGGCCGCGAGGCCCGCACGCTCGCAGATTTCGGCCACGACCGAGGCCAGCGTCCGCGACGAGACCCGCCCGGTGATCCAGTGCCCCCGCCGATAGTTGCCACCGTCCGCCCAAAGCTCGCCAAGACCCGGAAACCACGGATAGGGCCGTGCGTCCCAGGCCCAGACGCAGGCGCGCTCCATGTCGATCATCGGCGCGCCATAGGCCTCCGACACCGGGTTGTTGGCAGGATCGTTCCAGAACGCATGCATCGCGCGCAGGTACTGGCGCTGGATCAGCTCGTCGCGCAAGCCGTTGGAATAGTGCGGCAGATCGCTTTCAGAGGATTTGGGGTCGAGGAACTTGTTCGGCTGGTTGGTGCCCTTGTCCACCGCCGCGCAGCCCAGTTCGGTGAAGCGCACCGGTTTCGACTCCGGCAGCCAGGCGGTAGGGTCGGCCTGACGGACGCCCCCTATGCGTTCGTGATGTGGCCGCGACCACCAGTTGCGGATGTCCTTGTAGCGAAAGACCCATGGCTCGCCGTGGGCGCCGTCCTCGATCGGCACGCGCCGCTGCGCCGCGCGCGCCTCGGCCGTCGGATAGTACCAGTCGTACCCTTCGCCACCCGCGACATTGGCCGCGAGGTAGTCGGCATCGTAAATCGACTCCCAATGCGCGTCGGCGTGGTCGTCCCCGTCGCGCCAGTCCGACAGCGGCATGTAGTTGTCGATGCCGATGAAATCGATCTCGTCGTCGGCCCAGAGCGGGTCGAGGTGGAAGTAGACGTCGCCTGTCCCGTCCTGCGGATGATAGCCGGAATATTCCGACCAGTCGGCGGCATAGCCGATCTTGACCTCCGGCCCCAGCAGCGTCCGGCAGTCGGCCGCCAGCGCCCGCAGCTGCGCGACCGCCGGAAAACCCGTGTCGTCCCGGATCTGGGTCAGCGCTCGCATCTCTGAGCCGATGCAGAAGGATTCGACACCTCCCGCCGCCGCGCAGAGCGCCGCCTGGTGCAGCACGAAGCGGCGGTAGGACCATTCCTCGGGGCCAGTGTAGCCCACCGTACCGTCGCCCACCGTGAAATCCGCGGGCTGTGCCGTGCCGAAGAATTCCGCCACCTCCTGCGCGGCCTGCGCCGTGCCATCGGGCGAGCCCACGCGCCCGGGCACCGCACTCAAAGTGATGCGCCCGCGCCAGGGCAGCGCCGGCTGGTCCGCGGCCCCGGACCAGGGATCCTCCAGCCCGTTTCCGGCCAGCTGATCCATCAGGATGAAGGGATAGTACATCACCGACAGGCCCTTGTCGGTCATGCGCCGGATCGCCTGCACGACGCTCGCATCGCAGGGCGTGCCGCCGTAGACGGGCCGGTCCTCCTCACGCGGGACAAGACCCGCCGCGTCCCGGCCCAGGCCGCTCACCTGCCAGGGCATGCGCTCGGAGTCGAACTCCTCCTGCTCGATCTTCGGCCGGATCTCGCAGGACCCGCAGCGCAGGTCGCCGCCGAACCAGCTCACCACCAGCGAGACGGTGCCCACCCCGGGCACCTCGTCGAGAAGGTGATCGAGCGACACGTTGAAATCCGGCTCCTCGCGGGGCGTGTTGACGTTGACCACGCCGCTCGCGCCGCCGCCGTAGGACAGGTGCACCGGCTCGGTCGCCAGCGCGTAGTCCCCGGTGCCCGGGATCATCGCCACGCCGCGCAGGCAGTGCGGCACGTCATCCCTGTCCGATTGCTCGGGCCGCGTGACCTCGAACGAAAACTGCGGCACCCGGTTGCCAAACCGCGCGAGCTGCAGGTCCTCGATCACGACATAGGCCGTGCCGCGATAGGCCGGCACCCGGCCGATCCCCTCGACCGCCTCCATCTTCGGGTCCGGCGCCTGATCCTCGGTGCCGTGGTAGACCCGCAGGGTCAGGTCTCGCAGCGGCACCTCGGCGCCATCCGCCCAGACACGGTTCACGCCAGAAATCTCGCCCTCGCAGAGCGCCAGCGCGAGGCTCACCGAGTAGCTGTAGGTCTTGACCGTAGGCTGCGCCGGGCTGCCCTTGCCGCCTCCCCCCTTCTCCTTTTTCACGTGCTCGGTGAACTCGGTCGCCCAGATCACGTGGCCGCCGACGCGCATCCGCCCGAAGACCTGCGGGATCGCCGCGCCCTCGCCCGCGCCCGTCAGGCGGAAGCGCTCGACGCGGCCGTGCTCGATGGCCTCGGCGCCCTGCCCCATGAGCCGCTGGTCCAGCGCCCGGCCCAGGCTCGCGCCGACGAATCGGCCCACCGCCGTCATCGACAGGCCCAGCACCGAGCCCCCGATGCTGCCGCCGATCGCGGCGCCCGCCGCGGAAAGAAGGATCGTCGCCATCACGTCACCTCGTCTTGAACTGGAAGCGCGAAGCGCGCCGCGATGCGCCGGCGCCAAGGCAGGCTCAACGCGCTCTCGATCACGCCGTGGCCGGTGTAGGCATGGATGAAGGAGGCCGCCGCCCCCGTCGCCGCCTGCAGGCCGATGTGTTTCGCCACCGCCCCCTCGCGCATGCGAAAGAGCAGCACGTCGCCCGGCGCCTCGTCACCCGGCGCCTTGCGTGTCATGTGCCGCAGGGCCGCACGCATGAGCGCCTCGTCGCCCTGCGGCTCGGACCAATCCATGCTGTAGGCCGGCACCCGCTCGGGCTCGGGTCCCAGCAGCTCGCGCCAGACGCCGCGCAGCAGGCCGAGGCAATCGCAGCCCGCCCCGCGACGCGAGGCCTGGTGCACGTAGGGCGTGCCGATCCAGCCCCCGCGCCGCCGTCACGATCCGCGCGCCGCTCATCTGCGGCTGCCGCCGGAGGTAACCTTGGCCTGCGTGGGATGCACCATGATCCAGTCCTCCTCGGGGATGTCCGGAAAGCCGCGGTAGTTCAGCACGTTGTTGAACTTCAGCCGGCAGGTCTCGAAACGCTTGTCGCATCCTGCGGTGATCCGCACGACATCACCTGCGGCCACGCTCGCGCGCAGCGGCGTCCAGAGCTCGATGAACCGCGTGCCGTCCTCGGTCCGGTCGCGCTTGATCTGGCCCGTCAGTCCGGCCGCCGCGCCGCTCAGCACCTCGAGCCGCCCGCGCTGGAACCACTCGGCGTCGAAGCCAGGCAGCGGCCCGAAGCGGAAGGCGAGACCCTCCGTGACCTCCTGCACCGGGCCCTCGTGAAAATATCCCGGCTCGGTCTGGTCCGCGCCGCAGGACGCGTCGCCCAGCACCGCCGTGCAGGGCTTCTGGAACACGCGCCCCAGCGGCCGGTTCAGCGCCTCGGTCAGGCCCCGCAGCTCGGCGTGAAAGGCCCCGCCCGCGCGCCGGATCTCCCCGATGGTGCCGCGGAACATCAGCTTGCGCTGGCTCACGTCGGCCCAGTTCACCAGCCACGAGACGACCTCGGCCCCGTCGAAGCGCCCAGCCTCGATGTCGGCCTCGGACATCGCCGCATCCGAAAGCGCGCCCATGGCTTCCGTGTTGTCGACCGAAAGCCCCGTCGCCTGCTGCAGCGACATGGCGCTGAGACCTGTATCGGCGCGAAACGCGAGCCCGTCGAAGACGAGATCCACGTCGTGGTCGGTGAAGCCGAAACGCTGACCGTCGCGGCGCGTGACGGCCCAGCACCGCGCCACGGTCGTCAGCCCGCTTGCGAGGTGGTCGTGCAGCTCGGACGCCCCCATCAGACCCGCACCTCGATCACCGGCACGTCGGGCACCTGCCCCGCCTGGAAGCTCGCCACGCTCACCTCGATACGCGGCGTGTCGAAGCGCACCGGAACGTCGAACTCGAAGCCCGCGGTGATCTCGACCCCGGCCAGCGGCGGCGTCTCGAAGGTCAGCACCCCGGTGGCCAGGTCGACCTCGAAATGCACACCTTCCTGCATCTCGACGTTCTGCACCGCCGCCGTCACCGTGCCCGCCACGGGCTTGGCGATCGGCCTGGCATAGCTTGCCCCGCCCGAGCGGTAGAGCTTGGTCAACTGGAAGGCCTGCGTCTCGCCGTCACCCTGCGCGATGACCTGGTCGGTCGGCGCCGGGCTGTCCGATGGCACGCAGGAGGTATAGTCGGCCCAATCCTTCCAGCGAAACCCGTAGAGCTGCCCGCGCCGGGCCTCGAAGAAGGCCAGCAGCGCCCCGATATCGTCGAGCGAGCGCAGCCCCAGCCCCGCGTCGTAGCGCCGGCGCGAATGCGCCCAGGGCGTGTTGCGTTCCTCGAAGCCGCTGGTCAGCTCGACCACGTCGGTCCGCCGCTCGGGCCCGCCCAGCGCGCCGAAACTCAGGTCTGCCGGAAATCTCACCTCGTGAAAGGACATGGCTCTCTCCCCTTACCTGTTGCGCGCGCCCTGCCCCAGCGCGCGGCCCATGCGTGCCGCGATCTGCGACTGGCTGCGCCGGAAGCCTTCGACATCGGGCGTGGTGATGTTCATCACGACCGTCACCGGCCCTCCGCCACCCTGCGCGCGCACCCCCAGCTTGCCGTCGGGACCGCGGCTCAGCGGCATGATCGCCTCGGGGCCCGCCTCGCCCATCAGCCCGGTGCCGCCGCGCATCGGGAAGCTCACCGGCCCGCTGACCACGCCGCCCGTGGCAAAGGGCGTCACCCGCCCCTGCGAGAACGAACCGCCCTTCTCGAAAAGCGACATGCCGCCGAAGAGGCCCGACAGCCCGCCCGCCAGCAGTCCGCCGAAGTGGCTCGTGACCGGCTTCACGGCGGCCTTGTAGGCGGCGTCGATCATCGACCGCGCGACCTCCTCCAGCGCCTCGGACAGCTTCATGCCGTCCAGCACCACGCCGTCGATGGCGCGCCCCAGCCCCCGGCTGAGCGTCGACTCCAGCCGCGCGACCCCGCGCCCCGTGGCGGAAAAGGTCTGGTGAATGCGCTTCATCTCGGCGTCGAAGCCCGCCGCCATGCCGGCGGCCGAGCCAAGGCTCGCCTCCAGCGCGTCGATCTGCGCGTCGAGATCGTCCAGCGTCTCGATATCCGTCATCTCTCGTCTCCTTTCGGCGCGTCGGGAAAGGCCGCGACCAGTTCCTCGAGCCGCGACCGCCCCATGGGCGCCGCGCCGCTCTCCTGGCCCAGCATCAGCCGCAGCTCGGCGGGCGTGAGCGCCCAGAACTCCCAGGGCCGCAGTCCCAGGCCCCGCAGTCCCGCCCGCATCAGCACCGGCCAGTCGAAGCCCGCCATCTCAGCTCTCTCCGGGCAGCATGAAGGCGCGGGCCAGCAGCTCGGCCGCCTTGCGCGCGGCCACCAGTGGCCCGCCCTCGATCTCGGCATGCAGCAGGTCGCGCGCCGTGCCCTCCCAGCCGCCGCCGCGCAGCCCCGCGACAATCAGCGCCAGCACGTCGCGCGTGCTGCAGTCGCCCGCCTCGAAGCGCTGCACCAGCTCCACCAGCGAGCCCTCCTCGAGCCCCGCCTCCAGCTCGGCCAGCGCCCCCAGCGTCAGCCGCATCGGGTGGCGCTCGCCGTCGACGACCAGCGCCACGTCGCCTCGCCACGGGTTCATCAGACCGGCACCGGAACGAAGCTCAGCGCACCCGCCGAGGCCAGCGCGACCTCGTAGGTGGCCTCGCCATCGTGGCTGCCGGCATACTCGATCGAGGTCACCTGGAAGCGCCCCTCCACCGTCCCGAAATCGGGGATGATGACCTGGAACTCCGGCGTTTCCCCGTCGAAGAATATCTGCCGCGCCCGCTCGTCGGTGCTCGCGTCCTTGAAAACGCCGGAGCCCGAGATCGCCGCCGACTTCACGCCCGCGCCCCCCAGAAGCTCGCGCCAGCCGCCCTGGCTTTCCAGCGTCGTCACGTCGACGCTCTCGGCGTTGAAGCTCACCCGCGTTGCGCGCAGCCCCGCCATGGTCTCGAACTGACCGTCGCCGGTCAGGTCCACCTTGATCAGAAGATCCTTGCCGTTCTGGGCACCCATATCCGTCACTCCTTGGTGTATCCGTGTTGTCGCGTCGTCGCTCGCGGCGCGCTCAGTCGTCCTCGACCCGCGCGCGGAAGGTCATGTCGATCCGCCTCAGCCCGCCGCTCTCGCGCCGCGCCAGGGCCTTGCGGAAGCGCAGGCTCACCAGCCGCCCCCGGTCGAGCGCGAGGTCCGCCCCGTGCAGCGCGTCGCTCGCGGCGGCCGCCGCCTCCTTGGCGCTCTGAAAGCCCGCCACGCCGGTCACCACCGCCACCGTCAGGTCGTGCCAGGCTCCGTCGCCGCTGTTGTCCGAGGCATCGCGGGCACGCTCGGCACCCAGCGTGAGATACAGCTCCGGCAGCGGCCCGGCAGGCGGCGCGTCATAGATCTCGGTCCCCACCAGCGCGGCCAGCGCGGCATCGCCCGAAAGCGCCTGGTAGACGGCGCGCTGCAGCGCCGCTGACATCGCGTAGCTCATGAGGCCACCTCCTCCTGCGTCTCGCAGACCAGATACATCCCGCCCGGCTCGCGCTCGGTGACAGCGAGGATGCGGAACAGCCGCGCGCCCATGCGAAAGCGCTGCCCCGGCACCGGCCGCGCAGAGGCGCCCTGCGGCGCCCCCCGCACCGTGATCCGGAACCGGCCCACGGCCACGGCCCCCGCCTCGCCCTTGCTCTCGCGGCCCCGGCGCGGGCGGATCTCGGCCCAGAGCGTGCCGATCTTCTGCCAGGTCTCGGCAAAGCCCCCCGCGCCATCCGGGGCCGGCTGCGCCGCCACGAGCTCCAGCTCGCGATTGAGGTGCACCCGGCTCATGCGCCGAACCCCAGCCGCACCGGCCGATAGCGCGCGATCAGCGAGGTCACGCCGAAGGGCATGCAGCCCTGGCTCAGCGCGGTCTCGTCGCGGTACTCGTAGTAATGCGCCGCCAGCAGCAGCACCGCCTGCGCGAGGTCCGCCGGAAGCGCCTCGAAGTCGGCACCGAAGCCCGCGGTAAAGCGCACCTCGGCCGTGCCGTCCCGCGGGATCGCGGGCAAGGCGCTGCCCGTGGGCACCAGCCGCGGCGCCTGCGCGTCCGCCTTCAGCCGGTAACGCGCCTCCGCCACCGTCTCGGCGGCGCCGAAGCGGTCGATCAGGTCCAGCCCGGTCACCGCGCTCACCGGGGCGATGGGCAGCGTCACGCCGCAGGCATCGCGCCAGGCCGTCACCGTCCACAGGAACCCGCGCGAGATCAGCGCCTTGCCGGTGCGCGCCTCGATCGCGGCGAGCGCCGCGCGCAGGAAGGACTCCAGCAGCACGTCCTGCAGGTCGTCCTCGGCAAAGCCGCTGCCCAGCCGCAGGTGGCCCTTGAGCCGGTCCAGCGGCAGCGCCGCCACGGGGACCTGGGTGTCTTCGATCAACATCATGTCTCTTCTCCGCAATCCTCTCCCGGCCTCCGGTGCCCGGCGCCCTGGCGGGCGCGTGCCGCCCGCGTTGCTCGGACGGAGGGAAGCTGCTGGACAACGCGAGCACTCCCGGCACGCGCCCCATGAGGACGGACCCGCAAGGCCCGCCCCCAATCCCGGCGCGTCAGGCCACGGCGCAGCGCAGCAGCTTGATCGCGGCGAAGTCGCTCACGTCGCCGCCCACGCGCTTGGTCGCGTAGAACAGCACGTGCGGCTTGGCGCTGAAGGGATCGCGCAGCACCCGCAGGTCGGGCCGCTCGGCGATGGTGTAGCCGGCCGCGAAATCACCGAAGGCGATGGCGTCGGCGTCCGAGCCGATGTCGGGCATGTCCTCGGCGATCAGCACCGGGTAGCCCAGCAGGCGCGCGGGCTCGCCCGCCGCCAGACCGTCGGACCACAGGTGCCGCCCGTCGGCGTCCTTGAGCTTGCGCAGCGCGCCGGCGGTCTTGGAGTTCATCACGAAGGAGGCCCGCGCGCGGTATTCCGCGCCCAGCGCGTAGACGAGGTCGATGATCGCGTCGCCGTCGCCGATGGCGCCATCCGAGCCCGTGGGCACGTAGCCCAGGTTGCCCCAGGTCCAGACGTCGTTGTCGACCGCCGGATGGCTCAGGATGCCGAAGGGCTTGTCCACCCCGTCGCCGTCGATGAAGGCCGAGGCCTCGGCCCGGGCGAACTTGTCGGCGATCCGCCCCGCGAGCCAGGCCTCGATGTCGAAGGCCGCGTCGTCCAGCAGCCGCTGGCTGGCCTTCGGCATGGCCGAGAGCTCGTGCAGCTTGATCGAGATCCGGTCGATGCTGGGCGTGCCGGTCTCGGCGGTGCCCGTGCCCTCGTCGGCCCAGCCCGCGCCGGTCTCGCCCTGGTCGATCAGCACGTCGTAGGAGGTCGCCTCCACGGTCACCACCGAGGCCACCGCGCGGATCGAGGCGGTGCTGTCCAGCACCGACTTCACCCCCTGCGAGGTCACCGGGTCCACCAGGTAGCCGCCGTCGCCGTTCACCGCCGTCGACAGTGCCTTCTCCTCGACCACGAGACCGCGCAGCCCGTCGTCGTCGCCGGTCCGCAGGTAGGCGTTGAAGGCCTTGCGGTGCGGCGCGGCCATGTCGGCGGCCGAGGTCGCGAGCGCCGGGCGCCCCTTCGGAGTGGTCATCTTTGCGTCAAGCATGGTCAGTCGCTCTTCCTGTTTGTGAAGCTTGTCCTGAAGGTCGGCCTGCAAGGCCCTGAAATCCCCGACGAGGCCCGACATCGCGGCGCTCACCCGGGCGACCGGAGACACATGGTCCCCGATCCGGGAGAAGGTCTCGGAGTTGCTCATTCGCTCGATCCAGTCTGTTGCGGCGCGCGTCCCTCGCCCGCCAGGTCCAGGCGCGCGCCCTCCAGCGCCTGCGCCAACTCGCGCATCATGGCCTCCTCGGGGCTGTCCCCCTTGGCCGCCACCCGCGCACTGGGCAGCATCGGAAAGGTCACCAGCGAGACCTCCCAGAGCTCCAGTTCCTTGAGGAGCCTGCGCCCCTTGTCATCCTTGGTCGCGCGCAGCGTCCGGTAGCCGATCGACAGCCCGTCGATGGCCCCGGCCGCGATCAGCGCCTTCGCCTCGCGGCCGCGTGCCACGCTGTCCAGCAGCCGGCCCCGCACGTAGAGGCCGCGCTCGTCCTCGCGCACCTCGTCCCAGATCCCGATGGGCTGGGCCGGGTCGTGCTGCCACAGCATCTTGACCCCGCGCCCCTCCTCGCCCAGCCGCTTCAGCGAGGCGCCGTAGGCCCCCGGCGCCACCAAGTCGCCGCCCTGGTCGCAGGCACCGAAGAACGAGGCATAGCCCTCGATCCCGGCCTCCTCGGTCACCGTCACCTCGGCCCCGATGCGGCAGAACTTGTGCTCCAGTTCCATTCCCGTTCCTTTCCCGATGAACCCTCAGTGAGCCGCGCTGACGAGGCTCTGCACCCCTTCCGCCAGCAGCATCCCCGCGACCCCGTAGACCGTCAGCCACAGCCGCCGCTCCAGCCGCTCGGCCAGCGCCTCGAGCCGGTCGAGCCGCGCGTGCAGCGCCTCGATCTGCAGCTTGCTCACCCGCTCGTGCGCCTCGAGCTTGAGGGCCGGCGCGCAGGCAAAGGGCTCGTATGCGGCGCGGCGGTCACTCACCCGCGTCCTCCTCCGGCAGCGCCGGAAGGCCCAGCATCCGCCGTTTCTCCCCCGCGGTAAGGAACTCCGCCTCGGCCACGCGGCGCCACTGCGCGTCGCGCTCCGGCGCCAGCGCCGGCACCTGGTCGAGGTCGGGCTTCAGATCGACCGCCGCGCCCGCCAGCTCCGACAGCCAGCGCCCGACCGCCGCCGTCACCCGCGTCGCCAGCGGCAGCACGGTCAGCCGGTAGAAGGCCCGGTGCGCCTCGGCGTAATTCGCATAGGTCGCCTCGCCCGGGATCCCCAGCAGCATCGGCGGCACGCCGAAGGCCACGGCGATCTCGCGGGCGGCGGCCTCCTTGGTCTGGTGAAACTCCATGTCCGAGGGCGAGAAGCCCATCGGCTTCCAGTCCAGCCCGCCCTCCAGCAGCATCGGCCGTCCGGCATTGCGCGCGCCCTGATGATGGGTCTCCATCTCGGCCTGCAGGCGCTCGTACTGGTCCTGGTTCATGCCCATCTGGCCCTCGCCGCCCGACCAGACGATCGCCCCCGAGGGCCGCGCCGCGTTGTCGAGCAACCCCTTGGACCAGCGGCTCGCGCTGTTGTGCACGTCCACCGCCTGTGCGGCCGCCTGCACCGGCGACAGGCCGTAGTGGTCGTCCTGCGGGTGGAAGCTGCGGATGTGGCAGATCGGCGGCATCGGCCCCGTCATGTCGAAGCGGTGCTTCCGCGCGTTCACCATGTAGTCGTAGGCCACCGGCCAGCCGTCCTCGCCCGGCACAACATGCATCCGGTCCGAGCGCAGCACGTGCAGCTCCAGCAGCCGCCCGTCATCACCGCTCACCGCCTCGACGAAACCGTCGCCCGACAGCAGCAGGTGCCCGTAGAGCGCCTCGAACAGCTCGGCCTTGCCCTGCGCCGGGTTGGGCGCGGTCACCAGTCTCAGCAGCGGGTGCGTCTCGTAGCGCTGCTCGGTGTCCTGCAGCACCAGCGGCAGCGCCGCCGCGGCCTCCGCGATCAGCTTCACCGCGCGAAAGCCCACCGGGTTGCCGACAAACCCCGTCCGGGTCAGCGAGCCGGTGTCGCGCGGGCTCCAGGCCACGCGGCCGGCGCCGTGATAGGCCACGAGCGGCCCGGTGGCCGAGGCCTTGGCCTCTTCGGGCCGCACCTGCGCCCCGTCCCGGTCCCGCCACAGAAAGTCCAATACCATCGCCTGACGCTCCTTTGTCCGCCGGGCCCCAAGGGCCCTGTCCCGTCGCGTTGAAATCACCCTAGAAAGCGCGGATTAATTCCCGGTCGCCCGACCGTTCGCCCGTCGCGCAACGGGAAGCTGCCATGCAGCCCGCGCCCTACCTCCGGACGGGAAAGCCTTGTTACGCTTTCCGGATGGATTGGAGAGGATGAGACGATGGATCACGGACGCCCCCACCGCCGCCACCGCCGGCCCGCCTGCGCGCAGGATCCCGCCGCCGGGTGGCCGACATGATGTCTTCGACCGACCAGATCACGCTGCGTCCGCTCCTGCCGGAGGATGCCGAGGTCGTCGCAGAGATCTTCTACGAGGCCGTCATGCGCGGCGCCGTCGCCTTCTACACGCGCGAGGAGCGCACCGCCTGGGCCGGGCCCGCGCCCGATCCCGAGCGATGGCGCGACCGGATCGGCACCTCGGTCGGCCTCATGGCCGAGCGCGCCGGGCGCTCCACCGGCTTCATGACCCTGGTGGCACCGGGCACGATCGACCTTGCCTTCGTGCATCCCGACTGGTCCGGCCACGGCATCGGCGGCGCGCTTCTGGATGCGCTCACGCCCATCGCCCGGGCCAGCGGTGCCAAGGCGCTCGAGGCCGATGTCAGCAAGGCCGCGCGCCGGTTCTTCGCCCGCCACGGCTTTGCCCCCGAGGGCGAGCGCCACATTCACCGCCGCGGCGTCACGCTCACCGCCTACCGGATGCGCAAGCCGCTCTGAAGGCTCACAGGCTCCGCACCCGCGGCCGGCGCCAGCCTTCGGCGGGCGCCACGACCAGCTCGCTCAGGGCCCAGACCAGCGCGTCCACGCGGTCGGGCGAGCCGGGACCGTCAAAGCCCCCGGCGGTCATCAATCCCATCTGATCCTCCAGCGGTGCCAACTCGCCAAGGTGCCCCACGCGCCCCTGCTCGTAGAGCGCCGCCACCGGCTCGGCGCGGGCGACCTTGCCGCGCGTCGCGTGCACCTTGCGCAGCGGCACCTGCGGCGCCACCTGCCGCAGCATCGCCTCGACCATGGCGCCGCCCTGGTTCACCTCCGCGACGATCCGGTCCGCCTGCCAGCGCCCGTAGGCCGCCACCGCCGCCTCGGCCCAGCCCGTGGGCGACACGCCCTGCACCGTCGCGTCCTCCAGCACCCAGGCCCGCCAGCCCTGAGGCGGCCCCTCGCACAGGACACCCGCCACGACGATCCCGCAGGCATCCGCCGCCTTGCCCTCGCCCGCGGGCGGATCGACCGCCACCACGATCCGGTCGAAATCCCCCGGCGCCGCCAGCCCGCGCGCCCGCTCCAGCATTTCCTGCGTCCAGAGCGCGCCCTCGGCATCGCCCAGCAGCACCCCGTCCAGCTCCTGCCGCGCGAGCCGCGTGTTGCCGTAGCGCGCCCGCACCTCCTGAAGGAAGGATTCCGCCAGGTTCGCCCGGTTCGTCTCGGTCGTCGCGTGGGTCACCACCGTCGAGTCGAGCGCCAGCAGCTCCTTCAGCACATCCACGTTGCGCGGCGTCGTCGTCACGCAGACGCGCGGATGATCCCCCAGCCGCAGCGCGAACTGCAGCATGTCCCAGGTGTCGCGCGCCTTCTTCCACTTGGCCAGCTCGTCCACCCACGCGGCATCGAACTGCGGCCCGCGCAGCCCCTCGGGATCATGCGCCGAAAAGACCATCGCCTCGGCCCCGTTCGGCCAGACGAGGCAGCGCCGCGACGCCTGCCACGCGGGCCGCCGGTCGGGCGGCGAACAGGCGAGGATGCCGCTGTCGCCGAAGACCATGACCTCGCGCACCTGGTCCAGCGTCTCGCCCACCAGCGCCACCCGCTTGCAGGCGCCCTCGTCGAGCGGCAGCGCCCCTTCGACCTGCGCGCGCACCCATTCGGCCCCGGCGCGGGTCTTGCCCGCGCCGCGCCCGCCCATGATGACCCAGGACCGCCAGTCCCCCGGCGGGGGCAGCTGGTGCGCCATGGCCCAGAACTCGAACAGAAAGGGGAGTGCCAGGCACTCCCCCTCCGACAGCTCATTCAGGAAGCTCTCCCGCAC